AGCGGCAATGCCTGGAACGCCGCCGGCATGGGCATCCCGTTGGTGGGTGGCGTCGGTGGGACCAATGCGTTCGGCAATGATGGCCTGTGGGACTACGCACCGATCGGCTACAACGAACTGTGCCCGATCTCGGGCGGCGGCTGGGACGCCTCGTCGAGCGCCGGGGTTTGGACGTTGCATCTCGGCGCTGTGCGGACGGACTCCCACGCCAGCGTGGGGTTTCGCGCGGCCTTGTATCTCTGAGCCCTGAGCGATAGCGATGGGGCTCCATGACGAAGCCAAGCTGGACCGCAAATTCGTGGAATTCGCCAAGCTGATGAACATTCATCTGAATCACTTTCCGAAGCACGAAAAGTATGGCCTCGCGCTGGAAATCCGGCGTACGGCCTATGCGGTGTATGGCTTCATCGTGGAGGCGCAGAAGCGCTATCACAAGAAGACCGCGCTTTCCAGTCTCGATGTCGAACACGAGAAGCTGCGCATGCTGGTGCGCCTGGCGTTCGAGTTGGGCTACTTCGAATTCAAGGATGGCAAGCGCGAGCAGAAGTCCCCGGCAGCGGCAGGCGAGCATCGCTACCTCGCCTTGTCTCGGCTGGTGGATGAGTTGGGCAGGATGATCGGCGGCTGGATCGTCGTCGATCGGCAGTTGGCAACACGGGAGGCGTCTTAACATGTGCCCGATCTCAGGCGGCAACTGGAACAACTCGTCGAACGCCGGGGTTTGGACGTTGAATCTCAACAATGTGCGGACGAACTCCAACAACAACGTGGGGTTTCGCGCGGACTCGATTTCACCTCACGGGCCGGATACAGGCCGCAGTGGAATCAAGGGAGACGCTTTCCGGCTCGCAGCGGTAACAGCAGGTGAGCGTGCGGCGAAATCGGTGGGCTTCCGCGATTCTGGTAGGCGCCATGTCGCGCTCGAAGGTCTCGTGACATGAAGCGCGCCGGGTTCCTGTACGAGAAGGCATTCACGCCGGAAGCGCTGCTGGCGGCGTTTCATGCGGCCGCGCGCCACAAGCACGGCAAGCGGTCCTGCTTCAACTTCGAGACGCGACTGGCCAGCAACCTGGACAACTTGCACCGCGAACTGGCAGACGGCAGTTACCAGCCGCGCCCCTACTACAGCTTCATGGTCTATGAGCCTAAGCCGCGCCGCATCTTCGCGCCGGCCTTCCGTGACCTGGTGGTGCAGCATGCCATCTATGCCGTGGCCGGGCCGATCTTCGAGCGGACGTTCATCGATCAGAGCTTTGCCTGCCGCGTCGGCTTGGGCACCCACAAGGCCGCCGATTACGCGCAAGCCGCACTTCAGGCCGTGCCGCGCGACAGCTACACGCTGAAGCTCGACGTGCGCAAATTCTTCTACCGGATCGATCGGCCGATTCTGCGCGGCCTGATCGAGCGCAAGATCAAGGACCGGCGCTTCGTGGATCTGATGATGCTGTTTGCCGACCACGGCGAGCCGGTCGGAATACCGATCGGCAACCTGTTGAGCCAGCTTTACGCGCTGATCTACCTGAACCCGCTGGACCACTTCATCAAGCGCGGGCTTGGCATTCGGCACTACTGCCGGTATGTCGATGACTTCATTCTGTTCGGCATCAGCAGCGATGAGGCGACGGAGTACCGGACGCAGATCATTGCCTTCCTCGCCAGGCTCAAGCTGGAGCTTTCCAAGTCGACCATCGCGCCCGTTTCGCGCGGCGTGAATTTTGTCGGCTACCGCACCTGGGCCAGCAAGCGCTTTATCCGCCGGCACAGCCTTTACACCTTTCGCAGCGCCATGAAACGCGGCCGGATGGAGAGCGCGGTTTCCGTGCTTGGCCATGCGCGCCGTACCCATTCCCTGCAGCACATGCTGCGCCACTTGAAGGAGCACCATCGTGCCTACCATCATCAGCTACCAAAAGCATATCGACGCCCTGATCACTCGCGAACTGCGGCTGCCGGACGGCGAGAATCACCAGCGCCTCGGGCAAGAGATCGCTACAGTGGATGGGACTACCTATGTCAGCCTGCCTGACGGCGCCACCCTGCCGGCCGACCAACCAGCCGAGATCGCGGCGAGCATCCAGACGGTGACGCTCTCCGAGCCCCTGCGTGAGGCCATCAAGGCGGCGAGCCCACAGGTGCGCGTGATCAACGCGATGGTGACCGATAAGATCGCGGAGCAGTACAGCCTGGCCGACGAGATCAAGCTGCTGCGCACAGCACCGAGCGCTGAGTTTGAACAGTACAACGCGCATGCTGAGGCGTGCCGGGCGTGGGGTAGGGAGCAGAAGGCGGCGCTGGGGCTGTAGGGCATGATCAGCGTCCACCAACTACCCAAATAATTACGGGAACTCCGACCCATGGGCCTTATCCTTACCACCGCGCCGGCCACCGAGCCGCTGACGATCGCCGAAGTCTCGGCGCAGCTGCGCCTGGGCGCCGGCAGCCAGGAGCCGGCACCAGCCGCGCCGACGGCGGCGCTCATCTCGCCGGCCGTCGCGGGCAACGTCGACAACGGCGCGCACCGCTATCGCATCACTTTCGTCACCGCCGACGGCGAGACCGATGGCGGCGTCGTCTCAAGCGCTGTTACGGTGGCTGACAAGGCTGTCAATGGCAAGGTGTCACTTACTGGCATCCCGCTGGGTGGCAGCAGCGTTACCGCGCGCAAGCTCTATCGCACTGTCGCAGGGGGCAGCACCTACCTACTGCTCGCTACGCTGGCCGACAACACCACCACCGTCTATACCGACAACGTCGCTGATAGCAGCCTTGGTGCCGGTGCCCCCAGTGTCAATACCACCGTCGACCCGTTGCTCATCGCGCTGATCACCGCCGCTCGTCGGCAGGCCGAGAATCTCACGGGCCGCGCCCTGATTACCCAGGCGTGGACCCACACCCTCGATGCGTTTCCGGTTGCGGCGATCAATCTACCCAATCCACCGCTGGTCAGCGTTGCCTCGGTCAAGTACATCAATGGCGACGGCACGCTTACCACCATCGATGCCGCCGACTACGCGGTCCATACCGCTGGACTGCATGGTTTGGTGGTGCCCGCCTATGGCCAGAGTTGGCCTAGTTCGCGCGCCGAGCCCGAGGCAGTGCGCATCGAATTCACCTGTGGCTATGGCGCCGCTGCGGCGGTGCCGCAAGAAATTAAACAGTGGATGCTGGTGCAGATTGGTCACTGGTATTCCAATCGCGAAGCAAGCTCTGTCGTCAAGCTCGAACCGTTGCCCTTCGTCGACGGTTTGCTCGACGCCTATCGCGTCCTGCGTTGCGGCTGAACCATCATGCAAGCCGGCCGCCTCGATCAGCGCATCACCATTCAGACCAAGAGCACTACCCGTGCCGTGAATGGCGAAGAAGTGGTTGTCTGGGTGGTGCTCGATACCGCCTGGGCTGAGGTCAAGCAGTTGCGCGGCAAGGAATTTTTCGCTGCGGCACAGATGCAGGCCGCGGTCGATCACCAGGTGCGGATGCACTATCGCAGCGACATCACACGCGACATGCGCCTGATGTGGCGCGAGCAGCCGCTGGACATTGTTGGCATTGCCGAGCTGGGCCACCGCGCCGGGCTTGAAATCATGTGTGTCGCTGGAGTGAGAAATGGCTGACAGCCTAAACGTCAAACTCGTCGGACTCGACGAGCTGAAGCGCGCCCTGTCCGAGGCCAGTGTCACCATTCGTACCAAGGCTGTACGCGGAGCCCTGCGCGAAGCCGGCAAGGTCATCCAGGTCGCGGCGCGTGCCGCCGCGCCGGTGCTGGCCGTGCCAACTAGGAGGCGCACGCCGGGCACGGTAAAAAAGAACATCGTGGTGCGCGCCAGCAAGTTCGCGCGTCAGGCTGGCGACGAGGGCGTCTACATCAATGTACGTGGCATCCGCGGTCGCGCTCGGGTCAAGCGTTTGGGCAAGGCAGGGGCGTCGAATCCGAACGATCCGTACTACTGGCGTTTTGTCGAGATGGGTACCCGAAAGATGGCGGCGCACCCCTTCTTGCGACCCGCTGCCAGCAACAAGGGGCAGGAGGCCATCAACAAGTTCATGCAGTCCGTGGTGCCGCAGATTGAGAAGCTCAATTCAAAATGACAGTCGAATCCGATTTCTACACCCTGCTGTCCGGCAATGCGGGCGTCACAGCACGGGTTGGTGCGCGCATCTATCCCGATGTGCTTCCGGAAGAGTGCGCCTATCCGGCCATCGTCTTCGCCCGTACCCGCACTGACTCGGAGCCCTACCTGGGCCTGTCCGGGCAATCCTTCGGCGCGGACGTCGACCTGAGCGTCGGCTGCTGGGGGAATACCCGCACCGAAGCCGATGCGGCGGCGGATGCTGTTGATGCTGCCTTGCCGGGGTCGGAATTCCGCCGCATCGGCCGCGACGCCGCCGCCGATCCGGAAACCGGCCTTCTGGCCACTGTTCTCACCGTGACGACCTTCGTCACGGCTTGATTTACCCCGCCCCGGAGACGGGGAATCACAACAACCCGCTTCGGCGGGTTTTTTTTTGAAAGGACATCACCATGGCAACTCCACGTAAATGGTCAAACGTCGCGATTGCGATGGAATCCGCCCGCGCCGCCGCAAAGACGATCACGGCTCTGAGCAAGGCGAATCCGGGTGTGGCGACTTCGGTCAGCCACGGCTACACCACCGGCGATTATGTCGCGCTCACCATCAGCGGCATGTTCCAGCTCAACGATCGTTCCGCACGGATCATCGTGCTGACGGCCGACACGTTCAGCATCGAAGGCGTCGACACCACCAATTTCGATACCTTCAGCAGCGGCACCGCTGAAAAGCTCACCTTCGGCACCTCGGTCACCACCGCGACCAGCGTTTCGTCGAGCGGTGGCGGTTTCGATTTTATCGACACCACCACTATCCACGGCAACAGCAAAACCCAGATGCCGGGTTTGCCGGCCGCTGCCACCTACAACTTCGACAACATCTGGGATGTATCCGATGCCGGCCTGCTGGCCATGAAGTCCGCCTCCGACGCGCAAGCGAAAAAGGCCTTCAAGTTCACCTTCGGTACCGGTGGGCAGATCCTGTCATTCCTGGGCTATGTTGGCTGCAGCCTGCTGCCGGGCGGTAGTGCGCAGCAGATGGTGACGACCACGGCCGCCATCACCATGAACGGCACGCCGAACGTCTACTCGTCCTGATCATGAGCCTGGCAGACAAGATCCGTAAGGCGCGGGAACAGATCGTCCCTCTTGGTGACTTCAAATTCACCATTCGCCGTCCCACCGATGTCGAGATGCTGGAGCTGCAAGGATCATCCAGCGTCTCGCGGTTGTTCAAGTTCATCGTCGGCTGGGAGGGCGTCAAGGAGCTCGACATCATTGCCGGCGGCGATCCGCATCCGCTGGCCTTCGATGCCGAGGCCTGCCGGGAGTGGCTGGAAGACCGGCCCGACCTTCTCGGGCCGGTAGTCAGCGCCATCGTCGGCAGTTACAGCCGGCACACCGAGGCAATGGAGGCTGCTGCAAAAAACTGACCGCCTGGCTGGAGAGCGCGCAGCTACCTCTCCCGCCAGGCGGTCCTCCAGACGTCTCAAGGCCAGTGGTCAAGGCCTGGAACCTGATGGGCGGCATTGATGGCGCCCTGCTTCCGATCATTGCCGAAATGCTCGGCATTGATGACATCGAAACCCTGATCGTGCAGCTGGTCGTCATTCGCGACTGGCAGCGCGACCATCCCTCGGAGACTGATTGATGGCACTCGCGACGCTTACTATCGACATGGTGGCCAAGATGGGCACCATTGAACAAGACCTTGGCCGCCTGAACCATCTGGCCGACCAGTCCGCGCAACGCCTGGCCAATTCGTTCGATGCGGCCAAGGCCTCACTGCAAGGGTTTGCCGGGGCGTTGGGCGTTGGTTTGTCCGCCGGCGCCCTGGTCGGCTTCGTCAAGTCGAGCATCGATGCCATGGGTGCGCTGTACGACTTGTCGCTGGCCACGGGTGCGACGGTCGAATCCCTCTCGGCCATGAAGCTGGCCGCCAAGCTCTCTGGCACCACCATCGACGAGGTGGGCGGCAGCATCAAAAAGCTTGCCATTTCGCTCGGCGATGCGCGCCTCAAGGGCGGTTCCAAGGCGCAGTTATTCGAAGCGCTGGGTATCGATCCGACCACGGTCAAGGATACCGGCGCGGCACTCTTCGAGTTGTCCAAAAAACTGGTGGCCATGCCCGACCAGGTCAAGGCCATCGCCGTGGCGCGCGATCTGCTGGGCAAACAAGCCTCGATGCCTTTCATTTACGAGCTGGCCGCGCAGGAAGAATTGATCGCCAAGGTATCCACGGCGCAGGCCTTGGCGGCCAAGAAATTCCAGGACGATCTGATTCGCCTGCAAGGCGGTGCAGGCACGCTGGGGGTGGCGCTGGCCAACAGCGTACTGCCGGCGATGAATGAGATCCTCAAGTTCTCGCTGGAGGTCAAGAAAGAATGGGGCCTGATCGCCGCGATCCTGCTCGGTATTGGCGGCGGATCGGTGCTCAAGGCGCTGGGCCTCGATCTCGATCCGGCAGCGCGTGCCGCCAACGATGCGGCTGAAGCGTTTACTCGGCTGGCTACTGCAAGGAAAGCGCTCGACCAGGCGCAAGCCGCGACCAAGCTCAAGGATAACGATTTCATTCCCGGCCTCGCCGACTTCAGGCAGGGCCGTGTCTTCAGCGTTGAAAAGGAAGTAGCCGAAGCGCAGGTGGAACTCCGTGCCGCGACCGCGCGCCTCGAAAGCGCACTCGCCAAAGCGGCGGCCGACTCGGCGGCAGAGAAGAAAAAGGGGAAGCCATTCAATCTTCCCGACGGCATCCTCGGCACAGGTCGCGACCAGGAAGCGTCCGCCCTGGAGGGATTGCGCCTGCAATTGATTGGTGCCAGTGAAAAGTTCTCGGAACTTGACAAGGTCATCGAGAGGACCACCAACGGCTCGTGGAAGAATTTTTCGGTTGGTACCAAGGCGACGGCGGAATTCCTGGCGGCACAGATCGATGCCATGAAAAAGGACATCGAACTGCGCAAGGATCGCGAAAAAGTCTCCGGCAAGATGATCGAGCAAGACGCCAAGGTGGCCGAGCAACTCGATGCCGCGCGCTTCTCGATGCGCGAATGGCTTGATGGGTTGGAGTTGGAGGCTGCGCTGATTGGCAGCACCGCAGCGCAGCGCGAACGTGCGCAGGAGTTGCGCAAGATCGATATTCAGTTGGCCAAGGATTTGGCGGCGGCAGAAAAAGAGCTTGCCAACCGGGTTGACGAGAGCGGCATCAATACCGATCTCGATGCGGCCACCGCACAACATCGGGCGCTGGCCGCCCAGCGCCGGGCGGCATTGTTGAACAAGCAGGGCAATGACGTCACACGCTTGGGCGACTGGCGTGTCGGGGTCAGTGACGCGCTGACCAAGTACCAGGAAGACATCGCCAATGTCGCCGCCAGTACCGAACAAATGGTGGCGCGCTCGTTCGCTGGCATGGAAGACGCCCTGGTCAACTTCGTCAAGACCGGCAAGCTGGATTTTTCCAGTCTCGCCGATTCGATCATCAGCGACCTGATCCGCATCGAAATCCGGCAAAGCATCATGAAGCCGATCGCCGATTCTGGCGGCCTGCGCGGCGTGCTGGGCAAGTTGTTTGGTGGCAGCAATAGTGGCTACGGCGACACCGCTGGCGTCGCGGCCGGCGTGCCCCAATACGCCCAGGGCACGCCCTGGGTGCCCAACGATGGTCTGGCCTACCTGCACAAAGGCGAAGCGGTGGTGCCGGCCAACATGAATCGCGGCGGCGGCATCACCGTGAATATCATCGAAGACCCGAACCGCGCCGGCCAGGTGCAGCAGCGGCAATCCGGCGGGCAAAACATGCTCGATGTCTTCGTCGCACAAGTCAAATCGTCGATCGCGGGCGATATTTCGCGCGGCAGCGGCGCCGTACCGGATGCGCTGGCGGGTACCTACGGACTGAATCGTGCGGCGGGAGCCTTCTGATGGCGACCTGGCCTTCAACGCTCCCTGCGCCATTGCTGGCAGGCAACCAGTTGTCGCCGGTCGCTCCGTCGATGCGCACCGACATGGAATTCGGCGCCGCTCGCTCGCGCCGTCAAACTAAGGCGCGCGACGATCACGTCGGTGCGGCATGGAACATGTCGGATGCACAGATGGCGATTTTCCGTGCCTGGTTCGACAGCGATAGCGAGGCGGCGGGCGGTTCGGCATGGTTCGCCATCACCCTGCGCATCGGCAACACCGGGGCGACCGCGCAGGAGGCGCGCTTCATCGGCATCTATCAGGCGACGCAGGTGGGGCTCTATCGCTGGCAAGTTAGCGCGCAGCTGGAAGTGCGCTAGTCATGGCCGATACCACCCTCTCCGCCGCCATCAAAGAAGCCTACGCCGCGGCGCCGGCCGACGTGGTGATTTACCACACGCTGGAGATCCGGCATTCGTCATTCGCCACGCCGATCCGCGTGGTGCGCGATTTCGCCGATCTGGATGCCACGCTGGAAACCACCGCGCCCGAGGATGCGTCGACCGAGGTCACCTTCCTCGGCTACAGCTTCGCCCTGGTGCCGCCCGAGGTCTCCGGCAACGGTACGCCGCAGCTGCAGATCGAGATCGACAACGTCTCGCGCGAGATCCTCGCCAACATCGAACTAGCGATGGCCTCGACCAGCCTGCTGACCGTGATCTACCGCGCCTTTTTGTCGTCGGATCTGACCGGCCCGGCCAACGACCCGCCGCTGACGCTGACCATTTTCACCATCAGCGCCACGCCGCTTCGCATCCGTGCCGTGGCGGGGTTTCAGGACATCGTGAACAAGCGCTTTCCGTCCGGCGAATACACCGCCGAACGCTTCCCCGGGCTGACTTTGCAATGACGCACTGGGCGGAACAATACATCGGCGAGGCCTACGAGCCGCAGGCGAACGACTGCTGGGCATTCTGCCGCCGCGTCTGGCATGTGCATTTCGGCTTCGACGTGCCGGTGGTCACCGTGAATGGCACCAACCTGCGCGCCATCACCCGTGCCTTCAGCCACCACGAAGAGCGCGACCAGTGGCAGCCGGTCGAGGTGCCCGTCGAGGGCGATGCCGTGCTGCTGGCGCATAGCCGCTACCCGTCTCATGTCGGCATCTGGATCGATGCCGACGGCGGCGGCGTGCTGCATTGCCAGGACCCGATGGGTGTCGTCTTCAGTAGCCGCGCCGCCTTGCAGCGCGCCGGCTGGGCGCGGCTGCAGTTCTACCGCCGCATCCTGTAATGCAGGCCACCGTCCTCACCTGCCGCGATCCGTTCAGTCCCGGCCGGCGCACCCAGCGCGCGGTGCATCGCCGTCGCCGCATCCGCGCCCTGGCGCCGCGTACCGGCCTGCCGGTGATCGCCTACCACAACGGCCGCGTCATCTTGCGCGCCGAGTGGCGCCGTCGCGTGGTTGATGGCGATGTGATCGCCTTTGTCGTGCTGCCTCTGGGTGGTGGCGGCGAGGGCGGCAAGAACCCGCTGCAACTGGTGGCCGCGCTGGCGCTGATGTATTTCGCGCCGGGTATCGGCAGCAGCATCTATTCCGCGATGGGCGGTACCTTCGTCGCGGCCGAAGCCGGCCTGGTCATCAGTGGCATTTCGGCGGCAGTGAGTATTGCCGGCAATGCCCTGATTTCGTCCGCCTTCGCTGGCCGCCCCAGCTTGCCCACGCCGCAACAGGCCGGCGGCGTGGCCGGCTTTGCTGCCCCGTCGCCCACCTACAACCTGCAGGCACAGGGCAACATGGCGCGGCTCGACGCCGCCATCCCGGTGCAGTACGGCCGCATGATGTCCTACCCCGATTTCGCCGCGCAGCCCTACGCCGAATTCGCCGGCAACGAACAATACCTGTTCCAGCTGCTGTGCCTGGGGCAGGGCTACTTCGAGGTCGAGGCGATCCGCATCGAAGACACGGCGATTTCGGTATTCCCCGAGATCGATTACGAGATCATCGAACCGGGCGGCACGCTGACCCTGTTCCCCTCCAGCGTTGTCACCAGCAGCGAGGTCAGCGGGCAGGAGGCGGTGTACGACACCTGGCTCGGCCCCTTCGTCGCCAATGCCGCCGGCACCAGCGCCAACACGCTGGCGGTCGATGTGGTCTGCCCGCGCGGCCTGTTTTATGCCAACGATTCGGGCGGCTTGTCGGTCACCACGCTGACTTTCACCGCCGAGGCGCGCACCATCGACAGCGGTGGCACGCCGACCGGCAGCTATGCCACCCTCGGCACCGAGACCTTGTCGGCCGGCACCAACACCCCGCAGCGCTACAGCTTTCGCTACATCGTCACCGGTGCGCGCTATGAAGTTCGCCTCAAGCGCACCACGACCGCCGGCGGCACCACCCGCTATGGTGACGACCTGAATTGGGCGGGCCTGCGCGCCTACCTGCCCGAAACGCGCACCTGGGCCGGGCAGACGGTGATCGCCCTGCGCATGCGGGCCAGCAACAATCTCAGCGGGCACGCCAGCCGCAAGATCAATGTCATCGCCACGCGCAAGCTGCCGATCTACAGTGCAGGCGTGTGGACGGCGCCGCAAGTCACGCGCAGCCCGGCCTGGGCCATGGCCGACACCCTGCGCGCCAGTTACGGCGGCGGCTTGTCGGATGCCCGCATCGACATCGACCAGTTGATCACCCTGGCCGCCACCTATGCTGCGCGCGGCGATTGCTTCGACGGCCGCTTCGACAGCACACTCACCTTGTGGGAAGCGGTCAGCAAGATCGGCCAGGCGGTGCGCACCAAGCCCTACATCCAGGGCGGCATCGTGCATTTTGTGCGGGACGAAGCCGCCAGCGTGCCGGTGGCGCTGTTCTCCATGCGCAACATCGTGCGCGGCAGCTTCAGCGTCGACTACCTGATGCCGACTGACGACACGGCGGACGCCCTCGATGTCGGCTATTTCGACAGCAGCGTCTGGTCTCCGCGCCGCGTCATCGCGTCCTTGCCCGGCAGCGCCGAGGCGAAGCCGCTCAAGGCCGAGCTGTTCGGCGTCACCGGGCGCCAGCAGGCGTACCAGGAGGGCATGTACCTGGCCGCGGTGAATCACTATCGCCGCAAGCGCATCACGTTCGCCACGGAAATGGAAGGCTTCATCCCCAGCTTTGGCGACCTGATCGCCATCAGCCACGACATGCCGGCCTGGGGCACCGGCGGCGAGGTCACGGCCTACAACGCCGGTACCAAAGTCATCAGCCTGTCCGAGCCGGTGACGTTCGTCAGCGGCACCTATTACATCGGCTTGCGCAAGCGCGACGGCAGCATCAGTGGCCCCTACGTCGTCACCGCCGGGGCGGACTCCTACAAGGTGGTGCATACCGCCGCCACGCTCGACGCCACGCCCTACACCGGCGGCGCGGAAGAACGCACGCACTTTGCCTTCGGCGCGGGCGAGACCTGGCGGCAGCCGGCGCGGGTGGTTTCCGTCAAGCCCTCGGGCCTAAACCGCGTGGCGATCGAGGCCATCAACGAAGACGACAGCGTGCACACCGCCGACAGCGGCGTCACCGCCCCGGCCGCGCAGTATTCCAGCTTGATCAGCCTCTACACCGCGCCGGTGGTGGCCGGCCTCACCGCGCGCTCGCAGGTCGATGACCCGACGGTGATCCTGGTCAGCTGGCAGGCCGCGCCCGGCGCGCGCTTCTACATCGTCGATGTGAGCAGTGACGGCGACGTCTGGACCCGCGTCGGCGAGACCACCGGCAACAACACCACCATCGCCGCCGTGTATGGCAACGGCACCCTGATCCGCGTGGCGGCCTTCGGCTTCACCCTCGGGCCGGCGGTGCAGATCGCCTACGCCACCTATTCGGATTACATGTGGGCGGTGCCAGACACCGGCCTGATGTGGTCTGCCACCAGCACCGATCTCATGTGGAGCGCCTAGCATGACCACCGCACTACCTCCCAGTTCAGACTTTACCGGCGCCGCCGTTACCGAAGGCGATTTCAAATCAGCGATCAGCGCCCTACGCGATTACCTGGCCGGAATGTTCGGCGCCACCGGCGCCACCACGCTGGCACTCTCCACGCAAGGCGCGCCTGTCAGCGGGTATGTCGCCAAGACCACCACCTATGCCGTGGTGGCCGGCGACAAGGGCAAACTGATCGACTGCACCGGCACCTGGACCCTCAGTCTGCTGGCCGCTGCCACTGCGGCCGACGGGTTTAACGTCAGCGTGCGCAACAGCGGCACCGGCGTCATCACCGTTGATCCCAATCTATCGGAAACCGTGGATGGGGGCGCCACGCTGGCCATCAACGCCGGTGAATCGCTGGTGCTCTACTGCAACGGCACGCTGTGGGTCACCGTCGGCAAATCGTCGGGCGTGCCCAGCGGCTCGCTGGTCGCCTACGGCGGCGCGGCAGCACCCTCGGGCTGGTTGCTGTGCGACGGCAGTGCGGTGAGCCGCACGACCTACGCCAGCCTGTTCACGGCGATCAGCACCACCTTTGGCGTCGGCGACGGCAGCAGCACCTTCAACATCCCCGATCTGCGCGGGCGCGTCATCGCCGGCCAGGACGACATGGGCGGCAGCGCGGCGAGCCGGCTCACTACCGCCGGCAGCGGTGTGGATGGGGCGACCGTGGGCGCGGTGGGCGGCAGCCAGACGCATACGCTGACCACGACACAACTGGCGAGTCACGCGCACGGGGAGCAGGTGTGGAACAGCGATACCGGCGCCGTGGTCGCGGCGTATGGCGTATCTGGAGTATCTGGAACGCAAGCCCCGATCGCGTCGGGCAGTGTTTACTCCGGCGCGACGGCATTGAACACAGCGACCGCCGGTTCGGGCGACGCCCACAACAACACCCAGCCCACGCTGGTGGCCAACTACATCATCAAGACCTGACCATGATCCAGCGCTCCCTGATCTGGTTGTCCTTGCTCGGCTGCGGTGTGGCGCTGTCGCTTGTTCTCGGCGGCTGCGCCGCACCGCAGTTGCTCAAGGGTAGCGGCGTGCCGGCCGATGCGCCGGACGGCTATGTCTTCGACTGCACCAAGACCCCGAGCCAGGAGCACTGCCAATGAGCCCGACATTCGCCGACCTGAACCTGGTCAATGCCAAGGTCAATCTGTTGCCCTACGTCGCCGAGGTGGACGATGACTGGACGCCGATCACCGAGACCGGCGGCGACTGCGACAGCTACGCCACAGCCAAGTACGAGCGCCTGGTGCAAATGGGCTGGCCGCGCCAGTGGTTGCGGCTGGCCACCTGCTGGGTCGAGGACAACCTGGGCTATCACGCCGTGCTGCTGGCCGATCTGGATGGCCAAACCTGGGTGCTCGACAACCGGTATCCAC